ACCTGTTTTAGTGTGGACAGCCAGGTTAGTATCGATAACTCACCCTTCTTAAATTGTAAATCTTTTTCGTTCTCTACAACAGAAATGTTGTTGAGCGATTCTTTTATTTTTTCGATGTCGTCAATCAGGTCACGCCAGCCTGGCGTGGCCATCATGGCAAACCTGTCTTCGTAGTATTTTTGTAACTCAGGAGTCATAGGGTGCTGATCTGTTCAGACGTCAGCGCCGCAACGTCACTGCTGGCCAGCGCCGCGATCTGGTCGCTTGTGATCGCCGGTAGCGGATCGGTCGGCAGCTCTGTGATACCTGGTAGTTGATACTCAATCCACTGCATCTGGTCGTGGTTCCACTTCCAGCGGTAGCCTTCGCGGTCTATTGGCTTTGGATCACGCACTACCCATTGCCAGTTCAGCCACACCACCTCTTTGCCTTCAGGTGCTTCTGGCGGCGTCTCAACTTCTATCCAGCCATCAGTTCCATCTGTCTCAGGCTTTGGGATTGATCCGTTTTTTGTATAAAGCATGGTCAGTCCTTATTGCAAAGCAAACGCCGCAGTTGGAGCAGTAAAGTTAGCTGTGTATCTGGCGTATCCTTTAGTGATACGCAAATCGTCTATATATCCGTTTAAATAAGCGTTTGGTGATGAGTCATCATCTACACCAACGCATACTCTAGCAGGTGTTGTGTAAGTATTTGCGTCAGTGTAAGTACTACCAGACTGCGTTCCATTTATAAAAAGCTTTGTACTTGAGCCAGATTTTGAAACGGCTATATGCGTCCATGTTCCAGTGGATAACGTAGATCCAGTAATTCTGTTTACGCCAGATGTTTGGAAAAATACTGCGCCTCCAGCAGAGTTGCCAACAGTAGGCCCAACTGCTCCAGAACCACTTCTGAAATCTACGTGTATGGATTCAGCAGATACAGAAACCGGATTAACCCAATATTCAATAGTCCAATTTCCTGTTCCTAAACCATTAACAACGTTGCTTTGCGTTAAAAGATAATCGCCCGTCCCATCAAAGTACATCGAGCTACCGCCCCACTTACTCTGCGTTGTGCTGATCTGCGCATTGCCAACAGTCTCCAGCACGTTCTTGGCAGTAGCGTCAGTGATGCCAGCGTTGGTGAAGTTGCATAGCAGTGAAGTGTTGGTTATGGCTGTAGGCGGCGCTGTAGGAATAGTAATTGTAGAGTTTGCAGCGTTATATCCACCACTTCCCTTTATTAAACGTGCGCCAGAAATATATCCAGTCAGCCGATTGATGTTGTTACCAGCAGCGCCTATTGTTGGTGGGTAGGTTGTTGATCCATTATTTACAGAACTTGTGCCTAAATCCGTTCTTGTTCCAACTCGAACACCATTTAAATAACTAGAGAAAGTTCCTCCAGTACGAACAAATGCTACATGCGCCCATTCGTTCAACGTCGGGTTAGGTGATGTAATTCCGTAGCTAGTGCTACCGCTATACAAATCAGATGTAGCCGCTGTCGTAGTAGCGTAAAAAATGTAGCTGCTACCAGCCGCAGTTGCTGCATCGCCTTGCCCAAAAAATATGTTTGCAGCGCCAGTTGTTTGCTTATATACCCATGCCTCAAAAGTAAAGTCGCTGTTACCAAGTAAAAGAGGGGTTTGCCCCGTAGGAAGCGATAGATAATCTCCCGTCCCATCCAAATACCCACTACCACCTACTGTCGTAGTGCTATAAGCATCAGTAGGAGCAAACGGGCTGAAGGCTTGGACGGATGGAGTTCCGGTGATAGTCAGGGTTTTGGGGCTGCTGCTGTTATCAACAAACCTGTTTGACTGGCAAGTCAATAGATAAGTTTGTGTTCCAGTCGGCGGGTTTTGACCTCCTGAAGTTGCACCTAATGGAACAGTTGGAGGAGTGAAGTTACTTGTATAAACTGCTGCCCCAATAGCTAAACGAGCGTTTGAAATATAGCCGTTAAAACCCCCGCTTGTACCGCTATCCCTACCTAAATATAAGAAAGCAGTTCCAGAACCTATAGTTGCGCTTGAGCTATACGTAGATACGTCAGCGACACCATTAATATAAATTTTTGCTACACCAGAAGAACGAACTAAAGCTATATGCGTCCATGTATTTAACGAAACTGTGGACGTAGTATTTATTCTATTTCCAGCTCCTGTGTAATAAGTAATTCCATTATTTAGATTTACCCATAATTCAAATTCAGAAGCATTTAAAGAAAATATAACTCCTATATTTGGTAATGAAGTTAAATAAATCCACGCTTCTGCTGTGTAGTCTCCAGTGATTGATGGCACTGTTGATGGTGTTGTTATGTAATTTGATTGACCCGAGGAAAAATAATTACTCCATCCTGTCTGACTAAACGGAGTGAACGTACCCTGCGTCGTGTTACCGTTGCGGGTAATAGTGAAGTTGTTGCTGCTTGAATCTAAGAACGTATTGTTCTGCGCTCCATTTGTACCATTACCGGGCAACAAAAGAGTTGTAAGATTGAAATAAGCATCAACAGCCGCAGCAATAGCAGACCGAGTAAATCCATAAGCTCTAGCTGATGCCGCACCAATTGTCGAAAGCAATCCCATTATTTAACCTTAAGCAAACTTAGTTTGAGCAGCAAACACAGTGAACGCAGCATTGCCTGTCTTAACAATCGTATAGGTATAAGCGTCAATAGAACTTGCATTACCAGCAGTCCAAGCGGTACCACCCTGATATTTAGGTGTGACGCTCGATCCATCTACCTGAACCGCATTATTGTAATAAGCTGTAGAACCATTAGTTACTAAGAAAGTTACAGTGATAGCTTCGCCAGTGGACATCAGTGTGTTCAAACTCGTACCGCTAGAACCCCGGAAATTAACCGTCCAGTTAGCGCTTGCGTTGCTTGTGTAATACAGAACAGATTGAGTAGTTACGTCATAAGCAATCGTTCCGGTGGCAGCAGTAGCAGATACAGTAATAGGCTCAATAGCATCTGTAATCTTCATCGCAACAGTCGATGAAGAGCCGGTAAACGACTGAGTAGCGGTAAAAGTTGTTGCAGTACCTGGAGCTACGAAATCTGTACCGGCAGTCGCCGCAGAAAACGCCGATGTGCCGTTACCTTTCAATACCCCTGTCAGCGTAGTAGCGCCAGTGCCGCCGTTGCCAACGGGTAGAGTACCTGTTACGCCAGTGCTCAAAGGCAAACCAGTAGCGTTAGTCAGCGTACCAGAACTAGGGGTCCCTAAAGCTCCACCAGGAGCAACATAGTCAGTTCCAGCAGTTGCTGCGGTGAAGGCTGATGTGCCATTACCTTTCAACACACCAGTCAGCGTCGCGGCGCCTGTACCACCATTGGCCACCGGTAGCGTGCCAGTCACTTGAGTGGTTAGATTGACCATTCCTGCAACGGTCTTCAAATTGCCGTTGGCATCAAACGTACCGTCAGTTGTCCATGTGTCGCCAACCGCCAAAGTTATCTTAGCTAATGTGCGTTGAGTAGCATTGTTGTCGTACTTAACGAACACTGTAACGGCTGCTGAATCGCCGTTATAGATCGTAATGTCTTTAATGACGCGGCGATTCGTGCCGGTCGGGGCCGGGACGACTGTTACGTCAGTTGAGCCGTTTAGTTGCCCGTCTGTCGCGCCTTCAGTAATGCCAGAGCCCGCATTGTCAGCGTAAGTGGCGACGAATGTCGGGTTAGTGGTGGCCGCTGAGGTGGACATCGCCACCTGAATGCTGATTGCGGTGCCGTCTAAGACCAAAGTTTTCATGTTTACCTCTTAAGATAAGAACCAGGCGTATGCACCGCCATCACCAGAACCGCCGCCACCGCCGGTAGACGCAATCGTAATTGATCCAGCGCCATTCGTGATCGTAATATTCGATCCGGCGGTAATATTGGCCTTCTCCCACAGACTTGTCGTCTCGTTGTAGATCAATATCTGGCCGTTAGTGGGGTTTTGAGCCGACACATTGTGTAGCTCATCTATTTCATAGCCATTTTGAACGCGCACATAGATTTGCCCATTACCTGCATTAGCGCGCTCAACTGTTCCGATATAGACCAAATGGTTTGGTGCGTATGGCTTTGTTGCAGTCAAGGCGCCATTGGTTGCACCAAGGTACAAGGAGTCGCCCGCTGTGTACGCGCTGGTGTCCAAGCCATCTAGTACGCCTTGGCAGATAATCATGCCGGTGCCACCAGCAGTAATATCTTCAGCGGCCAAACCAAAAGTTTTTGCTGAGGTGGCGTCGCCAGTATTGTTGGCTAATTTAACGGATACACGGTTTCCCGTTGCGCCGAACGCGTAAACAGCTTGGCCTTTGGTAATGGTTACGGCTTCAGCATTAGTTGCGCGAGCGTAAAGCGTCTGGCCTACATCGGCCACAAGTGTAGATGTCAGGCCAACGGCCAAAGTATTCTGCGCCGCGTCCCAATACATGCGGCCAATAGCGTTGGAGACTGTGGGTGTCGTATCATCGGTGGCTGATGCTGGGCCTACAACGTCACCTGAGCCCGCTGGCGTGCCCCAAGAGGCCGTGCTGCCGTCAGTCGTTAGGAACTTGCCCGCGTTGCCTGTCTGATCTGGCAGACTCGCCCCGCCTCCACCACCGCCCGAGGCGCCTTGGTTGATGATGACTTTCAGACGATCGCTCAAGTCAGGCGGCAAGACCTCGCCGACATTGATCTGACGGCCGTTGGAGAGCTCAATAACGAGACTGTTGTCAAAGTCGAGGTACGCGTTCGTCACCGACACGCCATCTTGGCCATCGACGCCGTCGCGGCCGTCTACACCATCCTTGCCCGGCCGGCCGTCCTTGCCATCACGGCCATTTTTGCCGTCTCGGCCGGGTGCTCCATCGCGTCCAGGCGCGCCATCGCGGCCGTCGCGGATATTTGCAATGCGTTGCTCAAGTTGGAGAGCAACGTCGTCGTATTTACCCTCGATTTCGCTCTTCATCTTGCCCAAAGCGGCCAAAACCGTCTGGACATTCTCGCTTAAGCGCTGCCGAGTGACCTCGCGAGCCTCAGAAACGGCTGACCCGACGCCAGTAAAGACGTCGGGCTCGACATCGGAGGCCAAAATCTTCTCGATATCCATTATTTCAGCCCTTTCTGGAGCTCTTCAAGAAACTGATTCTCCAATCCGGCCACACCATCGCGGGCCTTGGACATTTGCAGTTCCACAATCTTCGTTTTGTTTTTGATGTCAGCTTCTTTTAGCATCAACTCAGCCACTTTTGCCCGCTTGTCGAACTCCCGCGAGGCCAAATCCGCCTGATTCGGCAGATTCGCTGTCAGCGCCTGGCTGATTTTCGCCTCAGTTTCGACCGGCTTCAGACGCGCTTCAATCAATGTCTTAGTCGCTTCAGCACGATTTTGCTCGGCTTGCGTCTGATTGACCGCAATTTGCGCTTGCGCGGCCTGCATGGCCAGTTGCTGCTGCATCATGGCCATTTGCTGCTGCTCAGGGTTCGGCTGGGCCATTTGCGTCAAGGCTTCCAAGAGCTCCAGACGGTTCGAGAGGCTGCTATTAGCCACAATGCCCTTCAAAATAATCGGTAGCACCGGCGTATCTGGACCCAAAGTCTGTAGCAGGCCAACGAACTGCTGCTGCTCGTACTCGCGCGCCAAGATGCCCAGCGTGCCCGTGGGCACGAAGTTCAAATCGGTGGACGGGTAGCGATCGGGGTCAAACTGCATGTAGCGATACGCAGCTTTTTTGATGAACGGAATCAAGAAGTCTTCCTGGAAGTTCACCAACGTGCGCTTGTACTTCTTAATGATGGTCGCAACTGCCATCGACATCGCAGCGCCGTTGCCGTCGCGTGAGACTTGGCTGACCATGCCGTTGCTGTCCATCGTACCCGTGGCTTGCAGCAGCATGCGCTCGAACGTCTGCGCGGTGGCGATGTTCTCAGGACTCGTTTGACCGAACTTGAACGGGAACAAAATCTCCTGCGGGTTGCCGTTGGTCAGCATCGCCTTGCCAGGCTTGACCTCAAACTTAGCCCCTCTCGGCAGGCGTGTGGCGTCCATGCCCATCATCGGCGCAGTTGTCAGCGCCAGAGAGTCCAGATGACTTCTCACCTGCGCGTCGATGGCCTTTTGCATGTTGTAGGCCTTCTCGATCGTCCCACGACCCAAGAGGCGGTTCGGCACGGTGTCGTCCTGGTAGCTTAGTACCGGACGGTCTTTCATCATGTAGGGCGTCTCTTCAGCCTTTAGCAGCATGCCATCATTAGCTACTACCACGATGGCTTCGACCATATCTTGATAGTCGTCTGCTGCTGAATCCTCAGGGAAGAGCTCTTCGATCTTGCCCCCGGCTTCCATCTCTTCAAGCTTAGTCAGATACTCGCGTGGCACCAGACCGTAGTACGTCAGCAGACGCACCTTCTCGTCTTGGAACTGCTGCACTTCTTGCGTGGGTTCTATCTGCGAGTCTTCATAGGTCGGAGTGATGTTGACCTTGCGGTAGATGCCTCGCTCGATGCCTCGCACGACCTTGTGGATGGAGACGTACTTCTCAATGGCCACACCCATGCAGTCGTCGATGGATGTGCCGTTAGGGTCGAACAAGAAATTTTTCGGATTCACCGGCACGAGCTTGACTGCTACGCGCGGCTTCTCAATCACACCAATGGCTGCCTGGCCTTGCACGCCGGGGATCGCCTGCGTGGCAGGGATGTATTCCATCTCGGAGCCAACGACGATTTCACCAATGCCGGTGCCGTAAATCTCAGCCAAGAGCTCGATCTGATCGATCGCCTTTTTGATCTTGTCTTTCTTGAAGTCTTCGGAGAGTTGCGCGCGCAGCGCTTCGATGTCGATCGTCTGCTGATCGGCGTCTTGCAGGTCGTCTTCAATATCAAAAAACTCGCCAGAGCCGAAGATCGCTTCCATGATCTCCGCGTGGCGAGTTTCGACGGCTTGCTGTGCCGCAGGGGTGACAATTTTCGATCGTTCTGACTCGCGGGTCTTGTCCTCAGACGCCCACTCACCCCTGAAGATGCGCTCGTACTCTTCCCAGAGGCTTAAGTAGTTGGTGTCGCGCCAGTCGCGCCAGCGGTTGCAGTGGTCGACCACAAAGGCTAGTAGCTCTTTGTCGGCTTCCGTAGGCTGGTCGTAGTCGTTCTGATCCATTTAGTATCCTGCGATGATGTCTATAGGCTCCCAGTCGTCGCTCTGATCGTCTTCAAAGTAGCTAGTCACTGCCAGCTGGTCAATGTACGAGAGCGCATCGGGCAAGTCATCATGCACGCCTACTGCGGGGAACATCAAGAGCTGGTCTAAGAATTCAGTCCAGTCTTCATCTTGATTCAAGACAATCCGGCCGTGCTCAAAACGTCCCTGAAGGCTCCAGACGATCCTGTCCGCTTTCTTACGGTTGCCGTGCGTAAGGTCGATGATGTGGGAATATACATTATTCTTGCGCATTAAGTCACTTAAATACGGCAAAACCGCATTTTTCAGCGATCCGCGCTCAATGCCCACCGACAGCGGCCGGTAGTCGCGCATGGCTGTCAGAATCTTGACAGCTGTCTCTTTGATGTCCCAGCGCCCGTGGACGATTTCTTTGACGAACCACTGGCCCTCGTCTGTCACCTTGACAATCGCAATCGCCGTCTCGTCCAACCGCTTTTTCGAGTTAGCTGCTTGTTTGGCAACTTCTTCAAATCCAGCCAAGTCGACTGCGACGAAGTAGCTGCCGTAGTCGGGCTCTTCGCCGTACTTGATCCAATCCTCTTTGAAGACGTCGGAGCCCGCGTTGTCGAAGGAAGCCATGTATTCCTGCTTGAACGCGAAGGTCGAGAGCGTCTTCTTGGCCGACTCGACCTCTTTGGGGTCGATCAGCGGGTTGTCCTTAGTGGTGAAGTGCCAGCTTTTCCAATCCTCGTCCTGGCCAGACTGGCCGAGCTTGAACAGATCGAAGAACCAATTCCTGCCCTTAGGCGTGCCGATGAAGAGACCCCGACCTTTCTTGTCCGACAAGCTGGCTCGGATGACCTGCTCCCAGGCCTCGGGCTTGATATCAGCCACCTCGTCCAATACCGCGTAGGTGAGTGAGACGCCTCGCAGGGTGTCGGGTCTGTCCGCGCCCCTCACATAGATGGTCGCGCCATTTATCAGGGTGATGTCCTGATTGTTCACATGACTGCCCGCAATGACCTCGCGTCCCAAGTCCAGCAAGACATTCCAGATAATCTGCCGGGCCTGCCCGTTGGTCGGTGCCACGTACAGCACCGCTGACCCTGCTGGGCAGCGCAGCCCCTCAATCAGTAGGGTGGTGGCAGCCAGCCGGGACTTGCCGCAGCGGCGGCCAGCGGCGACGACTTTGAACCTCGTGGAATCGGAAAAAACCGTTTGTTGCCACGGCAGCAGCTGGAACGATAGGTCAGCCATCAGAACGGCGCCCCGAACGGGTCTTGATAGTAAACCGGCGTCTCAGGCTGCTGCTGGGATCGCATCAACTGCATGTCACGTTCCATGACTTGGTGCAGCCAAGCGTCGCGCTCATTTAGTGCCTCGCTGGTCGGGAAAAGCGGCCATTTTCCAGCGTTAATGTCTTTTCGCCAGATTTTGTATAGCTCGCCTTCGTCCTGAATAATTTTGCCGTTGACGAATCCCGGCACAGATACGAACTTGCCTTTGAACTTTCCTGACGGAATGCGTATGCCGGTGGCGTAGATGGTCACGGGATTTCCCTCGGCGTCGCGGCCAGGCTTGGCCATGTTGGCGCGGTGGTACATCACTTTATTGAGCTCTTGGGGCGTCAGCCCAAGTCCAGATAAATACTCATCCATTGGCGTCTTTCATTTGTACGTCGATGATCTCGGCTTGGGGCGCCGGTGCGTCGGGGCCGCCAATGCCGGTGATGTTAATCGTCACAGCGGCGCGCTGGGCGGCGGTCTTCTCGAACATACTGACCGGTAGCGCCCTCTCCATACAGAGCTTTAGCGCCGCCATCTGGCCAGGATGGCCGTCTTCTAACGCAATATCCAGCACTTTCTGGACGACCTGCTGCCCCTTGCCTTCGATCAGCATCTGCTTCAATTCTTTCAGACGCATGTTGTCCGTTTTGGGTAGGACGGCGGGCGGAACGTAGGGCGGGTCTTTGATTGGCGCGGGCACTTTGTCTCCTGGCGGAAAGTGTTAGGTAGGACGCACGCCGTCTTTCTCGTGGCCGTGGTGCGGTCGGCCGTCCAACGTGCGCCCATGCGCGGATTCTAGCGCTTGCTGCGGGGAGCTGCAAACTTTTTTGTTGTGGGAAGGGTGTTTGCCTATTTGGCTGTTTTCCCTTTTGGTGTGGGGGAGAGGGTACCCAAAATTTTATAGTGCCAGCAGACCCCTCCCCCCCCTATCAATCAGCCAGAAAATCGTCCGGAAAATTGCCAAAATCTAAAGATTATCGGCTGAAAAGCGTTTTACATAACGTACGTTATGGCGCATTCGTATTCGGGGCTGGCAGCTGGGAGCGAGGGGGCTATTTGCTGGGAGGCGGGAGGGTATTCTGAATTCAGAATGTAGAAAAAAGCACGGGGGTGCTATTCGCCATTACTCGTCAGGTTTTATTTTATAGCACGATCGTTCGTTTGTTTTTGCATCATTGACACTCTGCCAATACCAATCAATCAGATTGCGAAAACCGGCGGACATGTCGCCGTCGCCCGCGTGCGCGAGTATTGCGGCATCTGCGTCGGTCAGATACCGGCGAAAATTGCGCGTGCGGATTGACGCTGGTCTACCTGGGCGTCCGGAAGGCATGGTTTGTTATCACTCCGACATGGTTACGCATGGTCACGCATGGTCTTTTATATTCGACCGCGTGACCATGCAATAAACAATTAAAAATCAATCACTTAACCCTAAAAATCGATGGCATGGCCAAAATGGTCATCATTTTTGCCAGACTCCAGCGCTGTGTAACTATACGCACGCCTGACAGCGTAAGCGCCGGTCTAATTCCGCTCACGGCTATATATCTAATACTTTTCCTGAGTATCTATAAAAACATGACCATAAAGACCATTTACAGCAAAAAGCTAGATTCTGCGCGGGTTTTGGCATGGTCATCTCAGCCGAAAAAATGACCATGCGAGTGCCATAAAGACCATGCAAACCGCCCGAAAAAATTATTTTCACAGGCACATAAAATAATGTTTGACAGGACAAAATAATATGCTATTCTACCTTCACGGCCAGCGACACAGGCCGGATAAAAATGAAAGGGGAATCAAATGACACAGAATCAATTTGCTGCGCTTTGCGCTCGATATGAAATTGCGCCGGAAATTGCGCTGGAAAATGACGCGCTTGTTGAAAGTTTGCGCAGGCGCGATGACGCTGAAGTCGAGCGCATTTTGGCTGAGGAGTTCTGACAATGGACAAATTACCTGTATTGCTGGCAGCACTGTCAGGAGGCCTGATCGCTTTGGGTTGCATTTCGTTCGTATCGGACGCCGTGACCGCTCGGGAGATTGCAGGCGGAGCGGCCGTGCTGGCCGTGCTGATATTCGGTCTTATCATCATCGGGAGGGATTAACAATGATTGCCATTCACACTAAATTTATCCCAGCCACTACGCACAAAGGCGCGCGAATCAAGGCCTATACGTCTACAAAATGGCAGGCAACAATCTCGTATCCGTACGAGAAATCGTACGAATTGGCGCATTTTGAGGCGGTCAAGGCATTAATCGAGCGCAACAAGCTTGACTGGCCGCTTGACGATATGCGGTTCGGCGACAGTGCGGACGGCAAAGGCTACGTTTTCTGCTTTGATCGGTCGATTGTTGGCCAATGACAGCGCCAGCCGATCATCCTCGCTTTACCGGTTCATTTTGGACCCGCCAGGTTTATTTCGGCTGGTTGGATGATACTGGAGACGTCATCCGCTGGTCGACGGTTCGCCCGCCAGCTGGCCAGGGTTATATCCGCCGGGACCCGGTCCCGGTTAATACTGACAATTTTGGGGAAGCTTTACTATGAAAATCGACGTGCGATTCTTTATTTTCGACTGCGAACTTGACGACCCGGACTATCGGGAGTGCACCGAAAGCGAGTTTTTAGACCATAACGGCACTATTCACTACGAACGTCACACCGTCCGCGAGAACGGCGTATCGCAAATTTGCCTGTCTAAATCTTGAGGGAAAACCAATGAAAAATTATCAGATTGACTATTCGACCGGCCATTGGCCGAACCATCTCCGCGCGTTCGAATATGAGTTCGAACCTGGCAAAGTATTAGCTTGTTTTCTGGAATATTCCGAACCTGATCCCGGCGTCGGATATCCGGGCGGCGCTTGGTTAGTGTATGCGTTTGCAGGCGGCGTCGATATCGAGGGGATTCTGGCCGATTCGG